CTCCTACGAGTAGGCGATACTTAGTCGAAACCGGAAGACATATAAAACCTCTGGAAAAACCCCTTATAGCACGCATTGACCAACTTTTCGGGGAGGTCACGGTGTTCAAGGGCTTGGATCCATTTGCAATGGGTTACCAATTACATTGCAAGTGGACCAGGTTTGGAAAACCAGTTGCCATCGGGATTGACGCTAAGAGATTTGATCAACATGTATCTGTACCGTGGCTGGAGTATGAGCACTCCATCTACAACAGTATTGTTAAATCTAAGTATCTCAAGCGTATCCTCAAATGGCAACTGAAGACCAAGTGTTTCGCTAGATGCAAGGATGGCACAATCAAATACAATTTAGTGGGTACTAGAACTAGTGGCTGTATTAACACCGCACTTGGTAATGTTATTATCAACTGTGTGATGATACACAAACTTTGTTCTCGCCTATGCATACCATTCTCCCTTGTAAATAATGGTGACGACTCTGTCATCATTACGGAGAAGAAGTATGAACAGGTATTGATTGATGCCATCCCGGGCTACTTCCTAAACTACGGCTTTACCATGAAGGTGGAAAAGCCTGTTTATGAGTTTGAACAGATTGAATTTTGTCAAATGCAACCTGTATATGCTCATAACGGTTACAGAATGACCAGACAAATAGGTCCAGCTCTTTCTAAGGATGTCATATGTGCCAAACCAATGGTTACTATGTCACTTTTTAAAAGATGGCTCTATGTCGTGGGCCAAGGAGGACTGTCTTTGACCTACGGAGTCCCAATCATGCAAGAGTTTTACTTGAGCTTGATTAGGAATGGCCAGGCTAGTAACTCCAAACGTTTATTGAAGGACCCTGTGTTTGAGTCGGGATTCTTTCGAATGGTCGGTAAATGTGAGAAACATGGACCAGTTGAAATAACCGACCAAGCCAGATTATCATTCTGGCTTGCTTTCGGCGTCACTCCTGACACGCAGCGTGACGTAGAGGAGTATTACCGCTCTTCTAATTTGACGTATGCTCCCTGTGCCGGCAGGAAAAGCATATTTATACCAACTACACCGAGCAGGGCCCCGATTTAATCGGGGCCTATTGGGTCATGTGATGTAATTGCCCAAATCGAG